ACCTACTTATGGATCTACTTCTCCAACATTTACCTTGCAAGATATATCTACAAATGGAAATCATGGAGCTTATACAATTGGTCAGCCAAACTTTCTTGACATCCTGCCCCTAGCAACTCTTTCTAGTTATGACACCCAATTGGCGGGATGTAAAATAAATGGCACATCAGAGGTTGGTATAACCAACCTAGCTCAGCTATATGACATGTTTTATACTGGAACTGAAAACTTAACATTTGGTATGGAGATATGGTTGGCTTTTGATTCAAACCCGCCACTTAATAACACACTTCTTTCAGTAACATATCTAAACGACACTATTGCCCAAGTATATATAAATAACGATAGAGTTTATTTTACTATTAATGGTAAAGATAAAAAAACAGGTGCAGCACTTTCATACACTGCATATAAACAAGTACAGTCATGGGAATCACAATGTCACTTATTTGTTTATTATTCCAAAGGCACTATTAATGTAGTTGTTAATGGTATATCTGGAAACTCTGCAACAGCATCATCAAACTTCATTTGGTCTCATGATACATATGCTGCACCAGACTTTTTCTATAAAGTAGGGCCATCTTCAGGTTCAAACAATTTTGTTGTAAACGACCTAGCATTTTATGACTATACATTATCTCAAAATCAAATTAGATCCCATATGGTTTGGGGAACATATGACTCATCCCCACAAAGTTATGTAAAACAAACAAGCGGATATTTTTTTGACATTAAAGAAAACGATGCAATGTATGCTTATAAAAAAGATTTTTCAGATCCCAAAAATTATAGCCAAGGCGTATTAACTAATTTAATTACTGATAATAATGGATTGACACTTAAAACAATCCCGTCCCTAACCAAGGCAGGAACCTCTGGAGCAATAACAACTTCAAATGGATTATCTGTAACAAATACAGCTTCAGCAAAGTTTTCAAATATATCTTCATACTTTGATATAAACTCAATGTCTATAATGGGTCAGATTAACTGGCAAAGCAACACAACTGGAAATCCAGCAGTTATATTTGCTGTTGAAGGATTTAATAATGGTGAATGGTTGTATCTTGCACAAGATACATCAAATAAACTAACATTGTATTATCATTCAATATCTTCTAATTATCCATATACAGTTACAGAAAATGTTGTTGCACAACTACCTGCTCAAAATACGGCGGGAACTTATAATTTTGGAGTAGCAATAAATAGCACTACAGTAAAGATATATATGTCAAATACAGGCTCATCTAATGGATCTTTACCTTCATATACATATGCTAACTTGAATCTGTACTTTGGAAACCAATATTCATCTGCAACCACCAGCCCAATGGTTGGAAGCATTTCTTACATGTCTTTTTTGCCAAAATATGTTGATCCATCAACTTATACAAATTATGGAGCTTACGATAGCACCACAATATCCTTTATTAATAACACGGCGGTATCTCAAATAGGAACATGGACGCTAAGTGTACCTTCTTCACAATTTGCCAAGATATTTGGAGCCAGAATGACCTGGGATACAGGTTCTTATTATGATTCAACAGTTAGCACAAATCAAAGCGTAAATGTTCAATTATCACAAGATTATGGCAAGACATGGACTAATGTTCTTAATGGTTATCCAGCATTAAAGTATCCAGATAGTGCTACAGCATATACAGATACGATTTTTAAAACAAGTATATTTACAGCTGACTCATCTTCACAGTATTTGCCAAGAATGGATAATGCACTAGTTGTGTTTTATAATGATTTGTCAATTATCTCAGATGCAGGTGCCTTCGTGTTAGCTCCAAGACAAGGAAGCTATACAGGCGATACATATTCAATTGAAAAGAATTTCTTTAACATCCTGGCTAGATCTTCAAACTTTGGAATTAAAATTGCAGAAGTAAATAATGCAAACTCTGTTGCTACAATTACTCCAGCAGCAATTGCCACGGGATATCAAACAATAGAATTCTGGTTTAGGTGGGATCAGCTTACAGCAACTCAAGTACAGATTATTTTGGATACCATAGGTATTAGAGCGTCTTTGTACTTTGATTCAACAGGGGCAATTTATCAAACAGGTTTTGGTAATGTATATGTAAATGGTTTATCATTAACATCAGGCAAAACCATGACCCAAGGTGAGTCCTACCACTTTGTGTGCGTTTATCCATACTCAATTAATACTCAAATCTACTTGGGCGGAGATCAAAGACTACAGAACTTCTCCAATGGCACATTTGGATATGTAAGCATTTATCCACAAGCATTTGCCCAGTCAGATGCCCAAACAAGATACCTGGAATTCCTTTCTAGCAATGTTTCTCAAGTTGATTATTCAACACTTTTGTCAGGAGCATCAAACATAATTGGCACATTGTCAGAATATTCAGGCGGTAGTACAGCATTTAATGCTGGACAACCAATTTTGGCATACCCACATCCCGTAAATGGTTAATTAACCTGTATTTTTGGTAGTCATATGTACCATTTTTAACAGTTACGTGGTATTATGGGCATATGGGTAAAATGAAGATTACTCCCGTTGATGAAGTTAACTGGGGATTATATATTTGGCAGATGCCAGACGGCAAAATTGTCATGGATGAAGAAGGTGCTTATTTAAGTATCCCGTCCATGAAAGGCGATATCCGTCAGATAAAGAAGCTTAAAGATGTTGCAAAGCACTACGGGCTAGAAGATGGAAAGCCATTGTTTATGGCTGGACATAGACCAGTTACAGATGAAGAACTTGAAATGCAAAGACAAAGATTAGAATTGGGCCTTGTGCCAGATGAATATGATACTCCAGCTATGATGGATTATGTTAAAGAAATGAGGGACATGAAACTTGGCTAATTTAAAAATTGATGACACGATTGATGAAGATGAGGGCGGGATCACAGTAAAACTTGATGCCCCATCACATACAGTAGAACACGATTTTGGTGACCCATTTAACGCATCATGGGATGAAATTAAGAAAGCAGATGGTTTAAGCCCTAACTTTCGTCGTCAAGTAAATAGAATTCAAAAGTCATTTACTGGCGTTGGTGATGCAAAGTCCAAGAAACTTGATCCGCTTGATCTGACTGGATATTCGTTATTTCAGATTGTTCAACCTCCATACAACATTCTTTACTTGGCACAGCTTTATGATATCTCCCCATATCATCACTCTGCTGTAAATGCTAAAGCTGCCAACGTAGTTGGCCTTGGTTATAAGTTTGAGAACACATGGGATACAACTTCAAAAATTGAATTGGCTATGGATAATCCAAAGAAGCTTGATAAGCTACGTTCAAAGATTGAAGGTTTAAAAGAAGAGCTTCGCAGCTTCCTAGAATCCCTTAACTCAGATGATTCATTTACAGAAACAATGAAAAAGATATTCGTTGACCTAGAGTCTACTGGAAATGCTTACATGGAAGTTGGTCGCACATCAACAGGTAAGATTGGTTATATTGGACATATTCCTACAACTACAATGCGTATCCGTCGTCACCGTGACGGCTTTGTACAAGTTGTTTATAACCGTTATACATTTTTTAGAAACTTCGGTGATACCGAGACCCCAGATCAGATAGGTACTGATCCCCAGCCAAACGAAGTAATTCACTTTAAAGTATTTACTCCGTCAAATACCTACTATGGTGTACCTGACGTTTTGTCAGCAAAGAATGCAGTTGCAGGTGATGAATTTGCACAACGCTTCAACCTAGACTACTTTGAGAATAAGGCTGTTCCACGCTATATCATTACAGTAAAGGGTGCAAAGCTTACTGCTGATTCAGAGCGTAAATTGCTTGAGTTCTTCCAAACTGGACTCAAAGGTAGAAACCACAGAACTCTTTATATTCCGCTACCATCAGATGGTGAGCAAGGTCGTGTTGAATTTAACATGGAGCCAATTGAAGCGGGAATCCAAGATTCTTCATTTAGAAACTATGCTGTAGAAAATAGAGATCGTATTCTTCTTTCACACCGTGTTCCTGTATCAAAGCTTGGAATGCCAGCAAATGTATCTTTGGCAAATGCTAAAGATGCAGACAAGACATTTAAAGAGCAAGTATGTCGTCCACGTCAAGAAGAACTTGAGTTTAAGATTAATTTAATTATCAAGGAATTTACTGATGCGTTCAAACTTCAATTTAACGAACTTGCACTTACAGATGAAGAGACTCAATCTCGTATTGATGACCGTTATCTGAAGGATCAAGTTATTACTCCTAACGAAGTTCGTGCACGTCGTGGAATGGCTCCACTTGAAGGTGGTGATGCAGTGTTGGTTATTAACCCTAAAGCACAAACAGATGCAAAATCCGACTTTAGTGGAAATAAAACACGTGATCAAAACAGAACCTTGAACGCTCCAGATAAAATGGGAACTGGTCGTAATGCAAAAGGCGATGGGCCACAAGAAGGTAATTAAAAAATGTCTACAGCATTAGATGTATTAAATGTTGCTAGAAGTCAAATAGGATTTATTGAAGGTCCTATGAATGAAAATCCATACGGTATCTGGTATGGTGTTCCAAATGCGTCTTATTGTGCAATGGGAATTAGTTGGTGTTTTGCACAAGTTGGTTTATCTTCATTAGTCGCAGCACAAACACCAAAAGGTTTTGCATATTGCCCTGCAGGACTTCAATGGTTTCAGCGTCAAGGATTAGTAGTAAATAAATATCAGGCACAACCAGGAGACCTTGTTTTCTTTTCATGGGGTACTGGTGTTGCAGAGCATGTTGAAATTGTAGAAGCTGCATCTGCAGACGGATTAACAACAATAGGTTTTAATACAACTGATAAAAATACAAGTGCTGCTGCAAATGGTGGGGGATGTTATAGAGAGCATCGTCCGTATCTTTATGTTATGGCAATTGTAAGACCTAAATATCCAGTGCCATTAAAACCAGTTTCAAAGGGTGTTACAAGCAAGAAAGCAACAGCAGTTGTCGGAGCGACAGGAGCAGCCGTTGCAGGCGGCACAGCAGCATTACATGGCTCTGTAGCAGGTACTACAAGTACTTCAACACCAGTCCCTACACCTTCTCCAACAGCATTTTATGCTCCACCTTTTCCTACAACGTCAAAGTCATTTGCACTAGGACAGACCAATGATGCAGTTCTAACAGTTCAAAAAGCTCTTGTTAAAAAAGGACTTCTTGTAGCAAAATACGCCACAGGAACTATGAATACTCAAACTGAAGCAGCACTAACCATCTTTGATAAAAAGGCGGGAATTATAGTGCAAGCAGGAACTGTTCCACAAATAGTTTATGATACTTTAAAGGGATCGCTATGAGCCTAAAACATCATTTTAAGTTCAATATTCTTGATGCCAAAACCCTAGGAATTGCATTAACAAGTTCTTTTTCAACATGGGCAGCTACTGGATTTCAACATGACATATCCCACTTAGCTTATGTAGGGGTAGGATTTATAACAGGTGGGTTAGTTTCACACAATTCAATGGCAAACCCTAATGTCACCCCAGATTCTCATATAGTAACGCCATACGTGTCTAATATTGAAGACCACAACCCAGCAGCACCAGAACCATCAAACGCAGGGTTAGAATACAAACCAGAAGGGGCGGATGTCAAAAAAGTCATCCAAATCAATAGCGGCATTATAAAATAATTTCTACCAAAATTATGCTTTATTTATAAATATTGCTATTATTTATTTACATATGGAACTACAAAAAACTTATTGGCAGAACAGTGAATCTTCTACGGCCTTGCATTTTCCTATTACCAAGGTTGATAAGGAGAAGCGTCTTGTCTCAGGATTTGCATCACTAGACAATGTTGATCGCCATGGAGATATTGTAACTGCAGATGCAAATAAGAAAGCCTTTGAAAGATTCAGAGGAAATATCCGTGAGATGCACGGGCCAACAGCAGTTGGTAAGATGGTTAAGTTTAAGCATGATACATTTTTTGACCCAGAAACACAGAAGAAATATAACGGAGTTTATGTAACTGCTTATATTTCAAAGGGGGCACAGGATGCATGGGAGAAGTGCTTAGACGGTACTTATTCTGGATTTTCTATTGGTGGCAACATCAATGATGCAAAGATGGAGAAAGTTGACGGGGAGAACGAAACACGTCGTGTTATTCATGACTACGATCTTCATGAACTTTCACTAGTAGATTCACCAGCAAATCAGCTTGCAAACTTTTTTTCTATTGAAAAGAATGTAGATGGAAGCACATTTGTAAAAGGAATGATTGCAGACATTACCCTAGAGAATGTTTTCTGGTGTAAGCAAGATGAAGTTGCTTCAACATCAGAAGCAATGTCAAAGGATTGCGTTGTTTGCGATGCACCTATGACAAACATTGGATGGGTTGAACAAAAGGATTCAGAGAAGTTTGAAGCAATTGAAAAAGTAATTGATTCTTATTTTAAGAAAGATGATGCACCAACATCCGCACACGAAGCTGGCGAAACAGCTGCACCAGGTTTGGCAGGTAATGTCATTGATAGCAACGCTACCATTAATCTTTATCCTGATCAAAATAGCAAGAAAAAAGTCACGTTTGAAGACGGACTTAAAAAGAGTGAAGAGATTTCGCTCAACGAAGGAGGTAACAAAATGACAGAAAATACAGATGCAACAATTGAGAAGTCAATTGATGTTGAGACTCCTGCCGAAGAAGTTTCATCTGTTTCAGAAACTTCAGATACTACAGTTGAAAAGGCTGCAGAAATTTCTGAGGTTGAAGATACACTTGATTTTGAGAAGATGGTTTCAGACCTTAAGGCCTTCTTTGGTGAGTCACTTGAAAAGTCTAATACTAATTATGCAACACATGCAGCAACAGTAGCAGACATGTATAACATTGTTAACGAGACCAGAGCTGAAATGGCTCGCTTGTCTAAGGCTTATGAGGATATTCAGAAGGCAAACGAAGATCTCGCTACAAAGTACGAAACCTTGAGTAAGTCAGTAACAGATATGTTCGGAAAGATTGAGTATGTTGATCATCAACTCAAGAATTTTGAATCTGCTACTGCAGTTCAGAAGTCCATTGGGGTAGAAGCTCCAATGGGTCAAACAAAACCAAAACAAAGTATATGGCAAGGTGCTTTCCTCAGTGCTTCTAGCATATAAAAAATATAGAAAAAATAAGGTGGTGAAATAAAAATGAGTAATGAACTTCTACAAAAAGTAATTGATACTACGGACCTCGGTTCTTCAGCAGTCAATGCATCTACAGACTCTGCTACCCTTTCAGGTAACGGTCTCCTATATCCAGATCAAGCTAATCGCTTCTTGGATTACATGTGGGATGCAACAATCTTGGCTAAGACAGCCCGTACAATCCGTATGCGTTCAAACACAACCGAAATTGATCGTGTTGCTGTTGGACAACGTATCATGACCGTCGCACAGGAAGATAACCCACGTAACTTCGTGGCAAGTGGTGATAGCTATACAAACGCTAACAACACAACTTTCTCTGCACAAAATGCTACATTTAACAAGGTATCTCTTACAACACGCAAGCTCCGTCTTGACTGGGAACTTTCAGCAGAGTCTCTTGAAGACAATATTGAAGGTCCAGATCTAGAGGATCACATTGCACGTCTTATGGCTACC